CTTCGTGTGTATGTTTTTCCATAGTCTTCTCCTTTTTATTTAGTTAAACCTTTTGCCTTTTCGAAAGTTCTGAGGCCAGATACGCCAAGCATTGAAGTGACAATTGCTAGAAGGGGCCCAGTTTCTATAGCAGGTGGGACAATATCCATACCTGAAAATTTTGCATACCAATCAATACAGGGAGACAGGATAAAGGCGAAGAACAGCGCCAGGGCTCCGCACCAGCCAATCGCTGGTCGCCAGCCAGCAACGAATACGCTGCGGTGGCTGGCTTCCTTTGCATTAACATCTAATTGCTTTTCCGCAAGCTTTTGTTGAATGCGTTGCATAATAATTTTTTTATCTAATTTCTCTTCTTCTGATGTATGAATTGAATCTATAACGGAAGCGACTTGTTTTAAAGCGCCGTCTTTACCGCCTAATAAACCAGATAACAATCCAAATGCCACCTAGATTGCTCCTATAATTAGAATTACAATTAAAGCCACAATACCGGCTTTAATCCAGTCCTTCATTTTCCAGTCCGACCATTCTTTCAAATGTGACCATAGATCTTTTAGTAAGTTCATAGAACCTCCTTTGTTAAAACGGGAATTATACTATTTTACGCCTTTGAAAGCTACTTTTTTAATCTGTTGTCTGCTTGTTTGCCCTTGTGGTCCAGTTCCTTTGTTATCTTTTACAACAAAAGGAGAGAAAACTTGCTCTGCAGTTGACGCAACTTTTGTGTTTGGAAATGGATTTTTTTGAGGAACAATCGTCATTTTTGCATTTTTAAATTTCATTAATAACCTCTCTTTGCAATACCAAAACCTCTTTTGGCAATTCTTGTTCTAGATGATTTCTTTTTAACAATACCACCTTTTTTCATTTTAATTACACCTTTACCCATTAAAATATCTTTTTGAGTAACTTTACCATCACCTGATAAATCAGGAAAACCACCTTTTGCTAGTTTTACAATTTTACCACCTGCATCACCTGGGTTTGGTCCTTTATCTTTTACTTTTCCTCGTTTAACGGGATCACCAAATTCAATACTTATTTTTGTTTGCAGTTTTTTATCTGAACCTGCTTCTGCAATTTTGTCTACTCCTAATTTTTTTTCTACAATTTTTATGTCCTCATCAGAGAGCATAAATTTTAATTTTTCATAATTTTTTGCATTAATATCTTTAGCTTTTAATCCTGTCTTCTCTAAAATTTTTTCTATTCCAGTTGCCATGGCTAATGTATAGTTGGTTTTATGAGATTTAGCAAGTCTCTTCCATTATGATCCATGATTTTTTGAAATTCTATGTCTGATAAATTATTATGATACAATATTTTAGCTACAGCCATCATGGACCCCGCTAAAAGTATTTGATCTTCTTGACTTTTGGTAGTTTGATCACAAAACGCCAATAAATTATCAAAAAACTCCTGTAATCTTTCGGTTGCAGTATTCATATTGTTAATATTAGACACAATCATCACTTTTACAACTAAGTTTTACGTTTTTTAGATTTTCCCGCCTCACTAAGTGCAATAGCTATTGCTTGTTTTCGTGATTTTACCTTCTTTTTTGATTTTCCAATGTTTAATTTTTTTTCTTTAAACTCTTTCATTACTTTTGAAACTTTTTTAGAAGTAGAACCACCTTTTTTAAAGCCTTGTAGTGATGTATATTGAGAAGGTTGCACCCCTGCTCTAATTAATTGAGCTATTTTTTTTGGATCAATAGATTTTTTTCTATTTTTCAATTGTTTTCTTAATCTTCTTATCTCTGTTGCTGAAAGTGTTGCCATTAGTTACCTCTTTGCTTTAATAAATTAACATTTGCTCTAAGTTGTGCAATATCTTCTTGCGATTGTATTTTTTCTTGTGACATTTCTTTTTGTTGATCAACTTTTTCTTTATCAAGTTCTAAACGTTGCTGATCATCAAAAGCTCTTCGTTGTATTTCTGCTTCCTGAATGTCTAAATCACGTTTTTTCAATTCAAGTAATGGGTCAGCTTGATTACCTTCTAAGTATTCTTGTTCTTCTGCTACCATTTCTTCTGTTTTTTGAGCAATAAGAGCAGCAATCTCTTTTTCATTTTGCATTTGAAACTGTTGCATGAGCTCTGGCGGTACCTGTCCACCAAATTTTTCTGCTTGTTCTTGTATTAATGGTGCATTCTTTGCTTCAATTTCTTCTTTTGCTTGTTGTGAAATATGATCAGATACATGACTTTGCAAAATTAATAATATCTGAGGATTATTTTTAACTAAATACGAAGACATAAAAGCACGATGTGCATTGATATGTTGTTCATGATCTTGTCCAGGAAAGACTTGTAACTGCGAACCTTTTAAAGAGTTTGCATTTTCTTTTCCAGGGTCAAGAGGAGCAGGTGGTTGAGGTGGTGGTAATATTGCTTCTATACCATCTACACCTAAAGCCATGTACATTCTTCTATATGCTTCATAAATGTTATGTAATTCTGGATTGCTTTGAGCTAATTGTAATTGTGTTTGCGCCAACGATATACGTTGCGTCATAGAAAAGATATTTGGATCGCTTACAGGTATAACATCAACACGATCATCAAAGTCTGCTAATTTAATTTGCCTGTCTCCACCACGTACAGCGTACGGATATGTTGGTGGTAAGTATTCAGCGAATACTCTTGCTAGAATTTTAAACTCGATATGTTGTGCGTAATGCAATCTTTTGTGTATACTTGACATGACCCGTGAACCACGTTCCAATAATGCCATTGTAGTACCAACTGGATTGGATTGTGAACCATCTCCAATTTTTTGATCAGCAATAGAAGCGAACTCTCTACCACTTTGCACGACAAAACCTAATAGTTGATATAATACTTGATCAGGACCCTTGTATGGTAACGGCATTAAGCCATCACGAATAGCACCACCCGGTGCGTCTACGTCTCTAAATTCTCCTGGCTGTATTGGTGAATCATCATCCCTGATTCTAAGACCACGGGCCTTGAACCCTGCTGGTAAGTTTGACAATGTTCCCGCATCAATAAGCTGACGGAGCGCTGAAGTGGCCGTTCTTGATAAACCCCCAAGCATATGGATAAGACCAAAGCCATAAAAACCAAGACCAGGTAAAAACTTAAAGTGTACGAAGTAAGGTATCTTTTGTTTTGTTGGATCGTTAGGTTTGTAGTTTCTGTAGATAGATAAGACTTCGCCTGAGTTTTGATCAACTGTGATAATATAAGGAAGTTTGATTCCAGTTTGTTCTCCGTTCTTGTCTAAATCTTCGAAGCCTTCTATATCGCATTCAGCATGAAACTCTATTAGATTAAAGTCATACTCCTCATCTGTTTTTTGCACACCTTCAAGTTTATCCATTTTTTCTTGAATAGGATTATCTTCAGAGATACCTGGATTCAAATCTATGTCTCGATAAAAACCTGATACTTGTTTTTTACGTAAATCATTTTCTGACATTTTTAAAACATGTGCAATACGCTCTGCTGACATCAAGTCACTAGCGTTGTAAGGAACGACTAAATCTTCACTAGGAATAAATTTTGCAACAGCTCTATTTTTCTGTCCATCGTAATAAACTTTTTTAAATGCAGAACCTGCAAGAGGTAAATGAAAAAGCAATTGATCCATTTCAGGATCATACTCTTGCATCACATTTGTAATTTGGTAATTCATAAAATCTTTTACACGTTCTGCTTGAGCTTCTTTGTCCATTGTAACTTCACCAACAATATTTACATCGACAGGTCCTTTTGCTGGTAACATTTCTTTATAAGCATGCGCTTGAAATTGTGTAACTGATTCGGCTAATAAAGGATGTGTAACACCACTTGCTCCTTGAAATGGTTGTGATCTTTCATCGTATTTAAAGCCAAGTAAATCTAGTCCTTTTGAAAAACCTTCTTCCCAATCTTTTCGTGAACTTTTATCATCTTCAAATTCACCTAATAATTTATTAGAAATTCTCATTAATTCATCATCAGAAACAGATTCTGCTAAGTTTCCATAAAAATCAGTAGAGGGTGCTTGTAATGGTGGATTAATTAAAGCCCCACCATCTTCCGTCATTTCAATATTTATTTCTTCAGATTCTCCAGGTGCATCAACTATGATTTCTTCTTGAGCTTCTAACCCTGCATTTTCTGGTTGTATTTTTTTATCTATAGCCATAACTTCCTTTTAATGTAATTTAATTAAATGTTCTATTAAATTTATTAATTCCCCTTTTCATAAAATCTAACACGTCATCTGATATTCTGTCTTTTTTGTTTAAATCAACAACAGCAGATCCTTCTATCATTGTAAGAACGTCAACCATTTTGTTTACTTTATCTTCAAATATTTTAACATTTTCCTCGTCAGATTTACTTGGATCTGAAACTTTTTTACTTGGATCAGCTAATTGAAAAGCCAAACTTAATTTTTCACTTTCTGTTAAATTAGATCCTTTTTCTCTCATTGCATTTTTTAATGCAATTTCTGCCTGTGCAATAAAATCACTTGGTACTTCTTCTACTTTTCCTGGAAAATCAACGGGACCACCTTTTTCAAAAGAAGGTATCTTTCCTTTCAAAAAGTTTTCTAACATATTTTCACCCTCAACCATTTTAGCTGCTGCTGGTTCAATTATCATTGGATCAATAATATTTTCTTTTCCTTTTATTGCTAAGTCAACAACTTCAGGTATACCCACAGCTGCTGTACCAATAGGACCAGTTGCTACACCAGCCATTTTACCAAAGGCTCCTTTACTAACTAAAGTAACGAGAGCAGTTAATGCTGCTTTTGCTTTTTTTGTTTGACCAGCTTGAAATAATTTATCTATCTGCGCTAAAGTAAAATCTAAATTTAATTTTTGTTTAGCATTCATTTTAACTTTATCAGCTAATTCTTGTATCTTCGTATAAATCTGTGATTGTATTTTTGGTTTGTTTACACCCTTAGCTGTTGCTTTGGTTTTAAAAACAAAATCAAAATTCTTATCAAGATATTTATTTTGAAAAGCTTGTGAAATTTTTGGCCTTGTAGTGAAAGTTTTTCCATCAATTTGGTATGGTTTTGTTTTTACTATCTCTATTGCATTTTTATATTTTGGGTTTACCGTAAATTTATTTCCTTTTCTTGTAACTCCTTTATCTATAACTTCTTTTCTAAATTGTTCCATATACCCTGATAACATTCCTGAATTTTTAATTGTTGCTATTTGTTCAGGGTTTAAACCTTTCAGTGCCGTGGTCCGATATTTTTTCATCGCTTTATTAAAACCATCAAAGTCATCTTCGTAGTCCATGATGTTTGGCACATTAACAATGTTTCTTATTTGTGCTGACTTGATTCCTTTATCTTTAAACACTTTAAATATTTCAGGGCCCATGGGTCTTTCAACCTTTGAGTTTTTTAAAATATTAGCAATACGTGATGAAGGTCTATTGGTTACTGTATCACTTGGCACGTTCAACGCATCCATGACATCGACCATTGTTTCAGTAGTCGATCCTAGTTTAGGTTTGTTCTTTAAATTTTCTACAAGTTTACCTAATAACGGATCACCGCCATTGCTCATCTGAACAATACCACCATCTTTTTTAGCGATAGTTGGTTTAACGCCAAAATCTTTTAATAGTTTTAGAATATCTGAATCATCTAAATCTGATATTGTTTGAATGGTAGATCGATCAATATCATTTGCATTAAAGTATCCTTTATCAATCATTTTATCTAATAATAATTGTTTCAACGGACTTTTAAAATCATCTGCCATTAGTAGTATTCCCTTTGTTGCGTGATCCGTGGTTCATCCTGATAGTCATCTGGTAGATTAATAAAGCTACCTTGACGAAAACGCATTAATGCCTGTGTAGTTGAATCAACTAAATCATCGTACTCACCATAAGGGAAAGCGGCGCATTCTTCAATAACTTCTTCTGCCCATCGCTTATCAGCAGGATAATAAATCTTACCAGCTTCAAACAAAGGTGCAACAGAGTTTACACGTACATGCTTATCGTTTCCTTTACTTGGTGTAAAATTTACGACAGGGACTCCTATTTGACGTAATTCGTGAGTTAGGGGTGTACCCGTTGCTTTAGCTTCAATTATCACTGTCTCTGGTTCCCAGTACTTATACTCCTCTAATGCAATTTTTTTTAATTCAGGGAAGTCCCACCTCCCCTTACGAACATCAACCAAAATTAGGTGTGGCCCCTTGTTTGGAGGATAGAAAACTCCCCACGTAGTGATCGCAGAAAAATCGGCTGTTTCTTTTTTACTGAAGGCTGTGTCATAACTTTGTATGATATGTACCAAATCAGGAATTTCTTTTTCTTTCCATTCTTTCCACCATTCTCTTTTGATGATTGATCCTTCTTCGGAGGTTGGATTTTGTTGCCATTGTGCTTGCCACTTACCTTCGGACAAAGATGCTTTGACTCCTTCTAATTCTTCTAACTTCCAATAGTTTGGCCAGACAGGAGTATTGCTAGGCATGATTGCAGGAAATTCTATGACTTCCCATTTATCTGCTTTCGGTTCCGTTTGTGCGTTTAACAATTTGCCTGTTAAATCTTTCGTGGACCAACGTGTCATAACAATGACAATCGCACCACCTGGCTGCAAACGTTGACGAGGACCAGAAGTATACCACTCGTATGCTGAATCCATAGCCGTTTCACTTAATGCATCTTGCTCGGAATGTGGATCATCAATAATTAATAAATCTGCACCACGACCGGTTATCGCACCACCGATACCTGCTGCATAATACTCGCCACCTTTGTTTGTTTCCCAACGCCCTGCCGCTTTGGAGTCTGCTGCAATTTTACAATCTTCAAAGACTTGTGCAAATTCACTTGTATCAACAAGGTTTTTCATCTTACGACCAAACCTAACTGCAAGCTCTCCTGTGTGTGTTGTTTGTATCACTTTTAATTTTGGATTTTTTCCTACCATCCATGCAGGAAACAAATAAGAAGCAAACTCCGATTTAGTGTGTCTGGGGGGCATGTTTACTATCAATCGCTTAATCTTTCCAGTGGCAATATCTTCAAACTTCTTTGCTATCTTTCGATGATGATCTCCTTCAATGAATTCTGGCCAAACGTGTTTGACAAAGGGAATAAACCTTTTTTCTGCTAGGTCTAACTTTCTTAATTGCTGTTCCAATAGTTCTGTTTGGAGTTGGACCTCCGTTTTGTTTTGCATGGTATTGTTTGTATCAAACTGGGGGCGTAGTGTAAATTATTTTGTACCGGCTCTGGTTTAGGGGGGTGGGGGTAAATGTAAAGGGGTTTTTGTTTTTTGGATCTGATGTAAGTACCTAGAGCCATGGTTCACGGCTCTAGGTTAGTGATTAATTATTTACTTTCCGCTTCCGCTTCCAACGGATCACCGGCTGGCAATTTACCAGTATTAGCAAAGGTTCTAAAATCTTTTATTAAACCAGTTTGCGTGATTGCGAACTCTTCCGCAATATCAAGAATAGCATTTCCAAGTTTAGTAGTTTGGAAATGTCTTAGATTACTAAAGTCTCTTGATCCAACCAATCTAAAAATATCCTCCATTGAATTGGCTAGGCGTTCCATTCTATCGAATTCAAAAGAATGCTCCTTGATTTTTGTTTTTAGTTTTTCAGTTAAAGCCATTGTTTATCCTTTCTTTTAATATGGGATTTATCTTATATATTTATTTCGTTTTCTCAAGGTTTATATTCCAGGCTATTTATATTCCTTTCTAATTTTAATTGTAAAATCCTCAATTGTCATTGTTGGATTGGTTTTTAATTCTCTTCCTAATCCATCAATAATTATTGACGCTTGTTTCAATATGTCGTCCGCTCCATCAATTCCTTGTCTATCTGCTTTAGGATTTGAAAAAACCATTTTAGCCATGTTAAGAGCTGCCCACCAACTAGGAACTATATTAACTGTTTTTGTTTGTTGTTTCATAGTTTCATTTCTCCGTTTTCTTTATCTTGTAGTTTAAGGTTTTCTTCTTGTTGTTTTCTCAATTCCATATCCGATAATGAATAAATTTCGTCATTAATCTTTTTATTAATATCAACGTAGAATGAGAAATCATAAACACTATTTTCTTTAGAGCTTATGAAATCCCCTAAAGCTCTTCTAATACATTGTAATTCGCTCATATTTAAATCTAACATTTTAATTATCCTTTCTAAAATAATTCAAGTTGTTTTGGGTTTGGTTCTTGGTTCATGGTACTTGGTTCACGATCCAAGAAATTAAAAGACTTTGTAAGATTATCAAACAAAGCCCTTTGAATAATTTGTTTATTTACATAAAACCTAAATTCAAAAAGATTTTTTTTAATTTCTTTTTTTGTGGTGGTGTGGCTCACAAAGTGATTTGAATACTTGGAACTTGAACCAACGTTCACATTTACATTACAAGTATCTTTTGCCCCCCAACTTTTTGAACTGTTATAAATGCAGGCTTCAACGTCATTCCATATTGAATAAGCTCTAGACATAATTTTTATCCTTTCTATTATTATGGGATTAATCTTATACATTTTAGACGATTATTCAAACATTTTAAGGAGTTTTTTTATATCGGTTCGGGGTTCATGCACCATGAAACAGGGTTCACGAAACCCGTTTTTAGCTAGTTTTAAGGCTTTTTTGCCTTCGTATGCTTTAATAAGGGAGTCTTTGCCCCTTTTAACTAAGATAAAAGTATTAATACCTAGGTTATATCTCTTTAAATGCCATGAAATCTGAAAGGGGCTAAGATTAATTTTATTTAGTTTTATAAATTTTAATTCTATCCAAATTTCCTTTTTATTATAGATTGCTGTTATGTCTGCTGTCCCTTGCCCTATTCTATTTTCTATTCGTTCAAAATAAACATAGGGCAAAGATTTTTTTAATTGTTGATAAAATTTACTTTCACTCATTAATTATTTTTTTTTATTTTCCCAATCATCAAAAAGTTTTTTTTCTTGTTTTTCAAGATTTCTCATTTTTGCTATTATTGTATCAGTAAATTCAATATTAAATTCAAAAGGGTCAACGTCTCTATTTTGATCAAAATCATAAACAAAGTCATTAACTGTCTCTTGGTCTTCCATACTTATCTGAGTATTAAATTCAGTTTGATATGGACTAGGTTTATTATCTGCTAATCTCAATGCATAATCAGTATTTCCCCTTTCTACAATTCTAGGTTCAAAATCTAATTTAAACATATTTCTTAATGTCTCATCAATGGCTAGAGCTACTGCACAATAAGTACAATTTTCAGGAATACCATCTTTGATATGTTTTTCTTTAACTTGTATTTTAATTTTATTCATTGTGTTTTATCCTTTCTTATTTCTTGATAACAAACATTTTCGTTTACGTCATTTCCATATAATTTTATGGCTTTTTTTAATTGTTGCTCGTCTAATTGTATTTTAAATCTAAGTTTTTTTAATTTTTCAACGTAGCCATTTAAATTAAAATCATTAGAGCAATTTTTTATTTCAATGTTAATTAAATCTCTTAACAAACATTTTTCTTTTGTACTAAAATTTAAATTCATTTTTATCCTTTCTATTTATATGGGATTTTATATGAAAAGTTATACAATTGAAAGGTTTTTATTCATTGAATAAAAGTCTGCTATTTGCCTAAAAATAGTAAAATCGGTAGTATCTCTTTTAATACTATTAACTCTATATGAGATAATCATTATATTATTGGGTGTATATCCTTTGTTATTATCAATTCTATCAATTGTAGGATTAAAATGTTTATTTTCTAATCCATATAAAAAAGGTTTTTTAGTTACAGGACATTTATTATCTTTTGGAAATTTTGCTTTTACAATATCTTTTGTAAGTGTGAACTCCATATTTTTTTCTTTTGCTCTTCTTTTTGCTAAATGAAACAATCTATTAAAAGGGGTTTTTGCGTGTAATTGAGCATTATATTTTACATCACAAGCTCTACAATGCCATTTATGAGTGTCACCTTGTAAATCAACCCAACCACTTTTTTTATTTCCAAATTGAAAAAAAGATTTTTCTATTTTACACATTGTGCAAACTAAAAAATTAGATGCTTTTCTATGATTTTTTCTAAGTTTATTCATTTTATTTTATCCTTTGTTTTTCACGTGAAAAGACTATCCCATATATATAGGATAGTCAAGATAATATAAAATTATTGTTTAGTTAATTGAAGGGCTTGATCTCTTCTAAAAGTAATTCCTAGGCTACCTTTCAATATTGTATCAAGTCTTTTATTCATGCCTTCACTAGTACCCTCTTCGTAAAGTACATCATTCATACAACTTTGAACATGATCTAATTTATTTATTTCCTTAAATTCGTCCATAGTTTTGCACTTATCACTAGTAATTTTATCAACAACACTTTCAAAACAACTATTGATTTTATAATCAGTAAAAACCTCATTAATATCAGGCAAATTATAATTTCTAACACCATTTTTAGAAAATACTTTTCGTAATTTATTACTTTCTGTTAATTGTTGATTTCTAATTGTCTCAACCATTTTTTTATAATCAAGTTCCAATTTGTTTAACTTATCATCAAAACTTGAAATTGTTTTTTTCCACTTTTCTATTTTAAAAGTTGATTTTAATTTCCCTTCAATTTTAGATTTAACAATTTCTTTTTTCTCATCAAGTTTTAGATCAAGTAACCTCTTAATAGGGTCTATCATATCTCTAATTTTTGATCTGTAATGGTCAATTTGATAAACTTTTAATTGTGCCATAATATTTTATCCTTTCTTAAATTATTCATTATTGAATAATATAATATCCCATATAACTAGGATATAAATTTGTCAAGCATTTTTTTTGTTGTTAATTCAACATCAATATTTTTATTATGTTTAAAAGCTGTACCAAGATATAAAGTGTACTTATTTATTTTATTTGGTGCAATTCGTTTTCTTATTTGAAATTGATCTAAACAAGCTAATTGATTTCTAATTTTAGTTAAAAATAAATCGTAAGGGTCTAAACTTACTTTATGAGTTTTACCGAAATAATCTTGGCTTACAAAATAGTTTTTCATTTCCCTATATCCCCAGCTACATGATGTCTAATAAAAGTACCATAAGGTAATGTCTTTACCCAATTTGTCAGTTTTTCAGAATCAGGTCTATCTTGTTTTCTATTTACTGTATCTTGCCATGCAAATCTAGTAAACCCTTGTCCTGCATAACAACCCCCTTGCTCTTTTTTACCTACCTTCTTTTTTTGGCTACCATGAGCAACGAATTTAATAATATAATCTCTATTAATTCTTGCACATAATGGTTTACCTGACCCACAATTTTGACACTTAATTTTTTCATTGTATTCTGAAGGACACCTTACAAACTTAACACCTTGTATATTATCAACTTTATCAGTCATTGTTGAGGGTGCTGTATAAACTGTATCTCTTTTATCATTGAAACTATTTAATGCTTGGATAAGTGTATCAGCACTATAATTTATAACAGTTTTCTTTTCTTTATTTCTTGGTAATTTTTTATAATCAAAATGACTATAAGTCCATGATAAGCCATTTTTTACAACAGCATTTAAAAGAGCTGCCAAATATTTTTTGTCAATACCTTTTGCCGATTCTTTTGGTTTTGGATTTAATGCACAACTTGAAGGACAAGAACCATACATTGAAGTACCTGATCTATAAGTAGTAGCAATATTGCCCGTTTTTCTATTTGTTGAACTATTTATTAATTTTAACATTTTATTTTATCCTTTCTTTAGGGTTATATACAAAGGATATAAGATATAACCCTGTATCCCATATAATTATAATAAATTATAATTCAAGTCTTGATTTTTATATTTATGGGATTATATGTTATTTAACTTTATAAGTCGGTATAATTTAGAAGTATACGCCAAACTGTAAAGGGTGTTAGTAATTTAATGAAGGGGATAGACGTATCTATACAAGCGATTACTAACAAAGGGTCAGGAGTGGAGGAGAACCATAACCTTGTAAGAAATACGGCTTATAAGGGGGCTTCCAGAATCTTGCGTAAGTGTTTCGTCGGAAACGTAGAAGACAGAAACCCTGACCCAAAAACGACAATTTTCGGAGGTGTAAGTCGTAAACCTAAACTCTATCGTTTTATGTGTTTCGATCTCAAAAACACAAAAAGAAAGGAATAAAATGAGTGTAGATAAAAATTTATATGATTTAGAAAAAAGTAAAAATGAAGTTTACTTATCACCCCACAAGTGGTCATCAACTGAAAGGAGATTATTACAAGTAAGATATAAGGATCAAAAATCTTTTAGAGCTTTTGAAATGAATTATTCTAAATGGTCAGTATACAATATTAGTAATTTCGAAGACATTGAAATACTAAAATATAATAATGATGGTTCTATGGATATAAAACTTTCAGGAGAAACATATCAAGAAGAATCTCAGGATACCTATTACCAAAATTGGTGTGGTAATTTAGAAGTAAAAAAATTATTTAAAGATTGGGAGGATCATTTAACTTACTCATGTGAGTTAGAATTATTTTTAGAAGAAAATCCCTATGACTTAGATATTGAAGAAGTGCAAAGTGACATAAAATGTACTATAGATGTAAGTGATTACAATAAATTAAAAGAATATTTAATTAAACAATAGAAAGGAAAAATATGAAAAAAGAATATCAAGCATTTACTGTTGATAAGTATGATGGAAAAACTTATTGGCACAGCAAGAAAGGATCGGAACAGGAGGTAATGAAACACGCAAAACGATACTGTCAAAAAATGGCTGACTTAATAATTTATGACGTTAGTGATTTTAGAATAAAATTTCATAAACATATACCAAGCATGAAATGGCAATAGGAGAAAGTATGAATAAACAAGAACAAGAAACATTTTTAATGAATTGTTATGAAAAGGCTTTTGTTATTTACAGTTATGACAAGAACCTACATTTAGCTCATCTAGAAAATTCTGATATGCCATTAAAAGATTTTTTGAAAGCATATAAAGTTAAGATGAGAGAGTTAACTGATGAGGAGGTAATATACACACCATGAATACAGCAGACAGATTATTAAATATTATTAGTGAGTATCTTAGTGACTCCATGATAGAAGAATTTTTTGATGATAATTGTGGATTAACAAAAAAAGGTCAAGAATTATTAGATGACATAAAGAAAGGATTAAATGAATAAAATAATAATTTACAAAGAAGGAGAATATCAATCTCTTCCGATGACTGAAAGTTTATTTTGGAATAGAGTTGATAGTTTAAAGAAAGCTTTGTTAAATAGTGAGGACTTTGAATTTAGATTAATGTGGTATCACAAACTACAAGAATTATTGAAAAAAGTACCATGATATTTTTTTTGATGATCTGGCCTATATTATTATATTTTTTTATAATGACTATTTTGCTTCTTCTATAACTTCATACTCAGCATTAACAATATTATTATCCCGTATCTCTTTTAATTTTGACTCTAATTCTTTTCTAGTCATACTATCAAGAGATGCGGTTACAACTTCTTTACGATCTACATAAAAACCACCAAGTTGACCTCTTCTAAATTCAGCATTTATTGCAGGGCCTAATTGTCCATTTTCAACAGCTTTATCTCTAAGTCTAGCTAATTCTCTAGAATGCTTAACAATATCAATTTTAGTAGCATCAGCATATTCTCTTTGTAATTTTTCAATTGCTTCAACAACACCTGGGTAATACTTAGGATTTCTTAAATTAGAAGCTGCGGCAGTTGCACTATGTTCTTTATATCCTGCTTGTCTTGCACATTCAGTTGGAGTTATTCTTCCATTCTCTTTACAAAATATCTCAACAAATGCTTTTTGTCTGGGACTTAACCCACCTCTGTTTTTTGGCATAATTCCTATAATATCCTTCTTTTTCAAAAAGGTATAGTTTATTTTTACCCTAACTATTTATAATATACTAAGTATGGCTTAAAATATCCCAATAGTGTAACATATAATAAAATTTGTTGTTACAAGATTGTGACATAAAAACATATATAATTCAATAAATTAACTTAATGTAACACTGTAACAGGTGTAACACAGGTTTGAGCAGTAAAAATATTCTAGGGGGGCTAAAATAAACTATACTTTTATAATTTGATAGTAGAGCCATACGATCAGGAGGAAAGAAAGACTCTACTATCATTTAACAACATATGCATTGATGATTTAACGGGTTATGTATGAACACCGGGAATCGAGGCCCGAACCATCTCCAAGCTGTTTGCCATGATTTGCATATAACCATTGAAAAATTCCTCTATCCCTACTCTAAAAGGGCGGTTCGCCCTTAAACTCTATAACTGGTTTACTCATTCGAAATCGTGTAGTTTTCAAAACATTCTGGGTCAAGTGGTGGTCCGTAATAGATCGCAAGGGTTTTGTTACTACCTTCGGTCCATGTTTGGTGGTAGTAATTATTTTCATTGATTTCCCCTTGTGAGTGACAAACCTTACACTGTTCAATGACCTTTTCTGCTTCAAACGATAATCTGACATATCCATTTCCTTTACATTTAGAACAAATCATAACGTTTGCTCACTATTGTTTTTACTCTGTCCCACTTCTTTCTTATTGCTAACTCTCTCAGGGTCCGTGGTTCCCGTAACGCTTTCTTTGATACGTCTTTGTAGAGTTTCATTAACCGTTTCTTTAGTTTCATATTTATCTCTCCCATTATAACATTTAATGCAAAATGAATCGCAACGCTTTCTGCTACTATTATAATTCGCAATTAAATTTATTTCTAAATATCTTCGATGGCATCTACTACACTCATCAAATTTATTATAGTGTTGTTTAAAATACATTCTTTCTTCCTCCTATTCCGATAGCTCAATTAACATTTGGCGCAACCAAGATTCTTCCTTTGCTATCTCATAATACAACCAAACACAATAGTCATAATCATTTGTTTCATTAACACACCCTCTTACATACGTATGAAAAGGTGAATAATGGACCGTGATCCATGTAACAAGCACCACGGTAACACAAATAAGAAACACACTAAACACCCAACTAAAGGCGTCTAGCATGATACTCTATATCTTTTCTATTTTTCTCTACTCTATTCTCAAGTTCCTCGAATTTTGCTTGGTAATACGCTTTTATTGAATGTCTACCTGCAATAAATCCTAAAACAAAAACACCAAGAATAGCAACGATATGCCAAAATTGAAACATTTTAACCTCCCTTAAAAAAATTTTGGATCATACATCTCAAGTAAAGTATCAAGAGCCTTGCTGCCTTGTTGCAGCACGTGTTCCCATTCTTCTTTACTATACGACGTATCGAATTGTGGATTATAAAACTTTACTGTCACCCGTTTACATTTACGACATTCGTAAACTTTTTTGATGGGGCTTTCAGGAAGTTTCAACTAATCCGCCGATCCGTTCCCTTCTTTCTTTCTTTCTCTAAATTTTACATGCTCTTTATCAACAAGTTTCCTAATGAAATTGTTAATCGTCATATAATCCTCTTTAGCTATTACACGTATTTTATCATACGTGTCTTTATGTATAGCAACACTTTTATATTTTTCTATATTCATGGGTCATGAGTATGGGATAATATATTAGAAGTCAAGTATTTTTTCTAATATCTTCTATACATTCTATAGAAAAACGAAAAACTTTATTCATCTCAAACTTTGTCCACTTACTAACAATTTCTTCACATTGTTCTTTTGGCATAGGATTGCCATAAACCATTTGATTACCCGTATAAACCCATGAGTTACCATTATAACCCCATAAACTTACCACTAATAAAAAAACTTTAGTCACTAATTTCCTTTTTTTCGTGAGCAGAAATATCTATTATTTCACCCCAACTTTTACCTATCTCTACATCTACCTTACATTTAACCTTGAGATCAACACAATTTTCCATTATTGTTTGTATGACCGAATATTTTTCGGGATTATCAACAGATAGATTCAATTCATCGTGAACCTGGATATGAGGAAGAAAACCTTCCTCGTGCAAATCTATCATCGCTTGCTTTGTTTGATCAGCCGCA